GCGCAGGAATACAAGACGCTGAAGGACGAGATACGCAAGAAGTTTGCAGGACCGCGTAACGCTGGTGAAACGGCCATCCTACATGGCGGTGTCAAGTGGCAGAGTATGAGCATGTCACCCTACGAGTTGGACTGGTTAGAGTCTGACACGAAGGGGGATAGAGACATAGCGGGCATCTTCTTCAATTTTCCTCTGTTCTTGCTTGGGTTGGCTGACTCGACCTACAGCAACCAGGAAGAAGCCCGCTATGCGCTCTATACTGAGATTGTCTTCCCGATCTTGGATATGTTTCAAGATAGTCTCAACATGTGGCTCACGCCGCGCTATGGTGGCTATCTTGGCTATGACCAGGAGGATGTGGAGGCGATACAGAAACGCTTACAGGAAGCCAAGGCGAAAGAGAGCGAGCGAGCACAGGCAGAGTTTACCGCAGGCACCGTCACCTTCCATGAGGCACGCGAAATACAAGGCAAGGCGAAACTCCCCTGCAAGGACTTCGTGATTATCAATCTTGTTCCGGTGCATGTGGATGACCTTGACGACTACATTGCAGCCATGTCAGGCAAGGTCATCCATCCGCCGCCTCCACCGCAGCATCAGTTGCCACCACCGGGGCAAACGACGGTGACGCCGGTGGATGAGACGATACCGGACATTCCTGATGATACTACGCCTCCAACGAAGCCCAAACCTCCAGTTGCACCTGCCAAAGCGCAAGATGATATAGTTGAGGTGGTTCCCTATGATGCGATATCGAGAGACAAGTATAGAGAATTGTTGAGGTTGAAAAGATGACGAGAGAAGAAGCGACCGCACTATTTGAGCGCATCTATGAGACATTCTCATGTCGGATGTATCCCATTACGTTACACCTTAACTATTATCAAGCACCTGGGTTGCTAGGCCAGCGCCCATGGAGTATTACCATAAAACATTGGAATACGCCTATTGAATATGAGATTGGGAGTGAGCAGGGTTGGCATGATTATAAGATGTCTCATAGTATCCTTGAGACGGTAGAGGATACAGAAGCCTATGCAGATTTACGCAGGAATGAGGCATTGAATGAATTGGAGTAGGAAGCGATGACAGAACAAAAACAACCAACAGACGCGTTTATCTCTGATCACCTCTTGACAGAAGAAGAGCGGGTGGGGGTAGCGAAGGCGCTTGAGTATCTTCAAGACAAGCATATCAGATTCGAGGGACTACCGATGATAAGGCTACCAGAAGCCTTGAAAGCCACAAGTGATGTGATTGAACTGAAGCCAGGCCACAAGTATCTCCTGGTCGTGCATGGCACTCAAGTCCCACGTGAAGCAGTGGCAATGGCACAAAGACGCCTTGAAGCTATGGGAATAACGAGCCTCTCGATCATTTTGGAAAGAGATACAGAGTTCAGTGTGATTGCAGTGCCAGAGACCAGTATCGAGAATTGTTGAGGATAAAGCGATGAATGAAGAAATACATGCTGGCATCATTGCTATTACAGATGGTGCATGGCGCGTGATACTCAAAGATGTACTGACAGAAGATTCTCTTGATATCCAGGGTGTGCTGCGAGACAAGGGCGTGTTTGATACCGTTCGTACTCGCTTGCTTCTCCCTGAGTCATACATCGTTCGCGCCATCTTTTACAAATGGATGTACCGGCAATGGAATATTGTGGTTGAAGGGCCTGATTTGCCTCTCGTGGTGGAAGGCATGGAATACTCACAGGTCACGCCTGTCTACCGCAAGAATGAGGATGGCTCGACTAGTCTTGTGAGGATAGATATATAGCGATGACAGCACAGGAACTCGCACAGCAGATACTTGCCATCGCGCAAACGGCACTCGCGCAAGAAAACCGCGTCCCTGTGTACCTCGATGAAGTGCCGGACATCGGTTTTGCTCGCGCAGGGCTGGAAGCCATTATCAAACTCTGCCAGCAAGTGCCGCCGGCATCACAGGACGACTTCAGACACTATGAGACGAAGGAGAGGACAAAGCATGATGCCCATGACCGCTGAAGTTTCAACAACGCTCACTATTGTCAAAAGAGCGCCGATTGACATGTTGCTCTATGCAAAGCAGCAAGCTGATAGGGAGTTTGACCATTACTTTCCCAAAATCCATCCCTACATCACTCGTATCGAAGCCGTCATCTTGCGAGAAATCTACCTGGCAGAGGGCTATGTGGGCTATCTGATACGGGTGTATGTGACCTGTCCACTTGAGATAGTACAGGAGTTCCACAAAGCGACAGGTGTCTATGTGGACATACCACCCGAACAAATCACCTATAGATATGATAGTGAAGCAGACAAGAAAAGCTGGCTTGATAGCCTGAAAGAAGGTGAGACATGAGAACAGCAAAGGTTGCGCTCAACCTTGCTTCTCAAGCGGGTTTATGGTATACTAAGCTCAGAAATAATGTTGTGCCAAGCGGTGCTGTGAACACCCCTGGCCGGATACACCTAACTGGGAGGTCTATCATGACTACCTTACCACCTCATGCTGATAATGGCAACCTCAATGATATCCCACTAAAACGCTGTATAAAATGCGGTGAAGAGAAGCCTTCAACAACTGAATTTTTCCCTCAGAGGAAAGGCTCTAAAGATGGATTGCGTAATGATTGCATAGAATGTCATCGTGTTCGCCAGAAGGCTTGGCATGCAGAAAACCGCGATCAAGTGAGCGCTCAACGTAAGGTTTATTATGCAGAAAACCGCAATCGCATTCTTGCACAGGGGAAGGCTCACTATGTAGAAAACCGTGATCGCCTCTTGGTACAGGTGAAGGCTTACAACATAGCAAATCGTGATCGTAAGCTTGCATACATGAAGGTGTATCACGAGGAAAACCGTGAACGTGATAATGCTCACAAGAAGGCGTGGCATGCAGCCAATCGCGACCGCGCTCTTGCGAATATGAGGGTTTATGGTGTAGCAAATCGTGATCGCGAGAGGGTTTACAGGAGGTCTCGCTATACGGCAAACCGTGATCGTATAAAGTCCTATCATCATAAACTACGAGCACATAAAAGAGCGTCCGAAGGAACCTATACTGCACAGGATATACACAATCTGCGCAAAGGGCAAAAGGGGAAATGTGCCTTATGTAAGCAGAAGCTAGTAAAATACCAGGTTGATCATATCGTTCCATTATCACGCGGTGGTTCCAATTGGCCGTATAATTTGCAACTTCTCTGCCCTCATTGCAATCAGAGCAAAAACAATAAACTTCCCCATGAGGTTGACGGTAGTGGGCAAATGAGGTTGTTTTCATGATCGACATTCTCTTTTGAAAAGGAGCAGTGAACATGCCCAGGTTAGCGAAGATAGAGAGGAAAACCGAGTACTTTCCTTGCATCTCAGAGATCAAGGAAACAAACGATTCGAAGTTTCAGATCGGCGGGTATTTGAATTATCTGAAAAATATCGATTTCGGTGATGACCGTACCATGCCAGGTGCATTTCGTAAGACACTACAGGATGCCTATGCTCGTAAGACAGCCCAGCAGCTCGATTTTTTGTTTCCCTATCTTTTTAACCACGACTATTCACAGATTCCGCCAGGCGGAATCTACGAGGCGAATGAAGATAAGTCTGGGCTATACATTCGCGTCCAGTTCAACCCTGATGTACAACTTGCACGGGAGTTGTATGCGAGTTTCAAAATGAAGACGATGACCAAACAAAGCATGGGGTACCGTGCGCTCCAGGTTGAGTACGTCAAGGACGAGGAAACGAAGCGCACGATCCGCAATCTCTTAGAAGTTGCCGTGATGGAAGGCTCTGCCGTGGTCTTTCCGATGAACGACCTGGCACAAGTGGACACCGTGAAAAATCAAAGCAGGAGGAACTTTTACATGACAGGTAACAAGCTATTGACCAAGCAAACCATGCCCGCGATCACTAAGGACTATGCAGCCAGTTACGAGGCCATGACCCAACAGGACTGGGTATCAGACCTGTGGAACCTCTGGTATCCCCTGCGTAATGAGATCATTGTTGCCTTTCAGACGGGTGACACGCCGGTTGAAGATGTGCAGACGGCTATCAAGCAATTCACCTCTGCTGCCATTGCCTACGTGCAGCGTGGCATCGAATTGAACATGACCGAATGCTTGCAGTCTGATGACAATGAGTCGATGCCAGGCATGTACATGAGCGCTGACGATAACCCGGAGGTGAAGGCGGGCAGGACGATCAGTGACGCCAATCACAAGAAAATTGCCTATGCTGCCGATGGCATCATGACGCACGTGAAGGCGATCAGGGGCGTGCTCAATTCGGCGGCGCAAAGAGCCAACGATCTGCAAGGCTATCCCGTCTATCCCACGTCAAGCGCTGATCCAACGCCTGAGCAGAAACAAGACGACGAGGCACAGCCGCAAGAGCCATACATTGATGTGCATACCGCCCTGCATGATCTTGCAAGTATGCTGCGTGCTGATAACGCGTATCGCGGCATCTGATGTGGTATACTAAGCTCAGAAATAATGTTGTGCCAGGCGGTGCGGCGAACACCCCTGGCCGATGACAGAAAGGTGATTCCGTCATGGATGATAGTGTATCTCCTCAGCCTCCTCATAGCAACCCCATCCCTGCCTCATCGGGCATCTATAAGATCACGTGTATTGCGAACAGGAAGATTTATATTGGAAGTGCGGTCAATTTAAGAAAGCGTAAACATCACCATTGGCGTGAACTTCGATATAACAAGCATCATAATCCAATTTTACAGAGTGCCTGGAATAAGTATGGTGAACAAGCTTTTACTTTTGAAGTAGTAGAACTTGTTTTGCCACTATCCTTGACGGCACGTGAGCAGTATTGGTTCAATAAGCTTAAACCTTTTTATCCGAAGGGGTTTAATATTGCTCCTGAAGCTGGCTCACAACTTGGTATAAAATTTTCTCCTGAAGCTAGAGAAAAACTAAGCCAGTCTCATATCGGTCAAGTTGCTTGGAATAAGGGAGTAAAGGGTCAGGTAGCTTGGAATAAGGGAGTAAAACAGACTCCTGAACAAATTAAAAAAAATAGCCAGGCAAGACTTAGATATTATCAGAATAATCCTGATGCTCGTGAACAATTAAAACAATACCAAGTCGGTAGAGAGCAGAGTGCTGAAGAAATTGAGAAAAGAAGACAATCAATGCTTAAGTACTATCAGGATAATCCCGATGCTGGAAAGGAAAAGGGCTTAAAACGTCGTGGTTATAAACACACTCCTGAAGCTATTGAGAAAATGAAAGGGAGAAAAAAGTCACCTGAAACCAGGGTGAAAATGAAACAAGCTGCAAAAATGAGAGAGGCTAGACGGGCAAGAGAAAAAAGGGTATAATACCAATAACGGGCGCGGCCACGGCCACCCCTGACAATGAAGGCGCAGTTAATCAACACCCTTCTGAACGAGAGACGTTTGTTCAGAAGGTGTGAGAAGAGAATAATCAACCCTTTCTGAACACACCAGAAAGGGTTTTTATTATGGCCGAAAACGATGAGTTGAAGCGGCTGACGGAAGATATTCAGAAGCTCAACAAGCACCTCGATGAAAGAGTAAAAACCATCGAGGAGCGGCAAGACAAGACAGAAACGAAGATCAGCCAGGGCGGGCCGGTTGCCGCTGAAGCCAGGGCTGAGCTCAACCAGATCAATGATAAGATCAGCGGCGAGATTAGAGAATACCGCAAGCTGGTATTGGAGCAGAAGGAAGCGATGCTTGCCTTACAGCGCCCACCCCCCACGAACGGCTATCGCGGCTCCTCGGCTGGCTCGTACAAACCCATGGCAACCCGCGCACTGGAAAAGTGGATGCGCAAAGGTGGCGATGCCAGTGCTCTCACGATGGAAGAGCGCAGTTACGTTGACTTCAACCACATGAACTGGGACCAATATACGCCCGAGCAAAAAGTAATGGTGAG